CCATCTAATGAATTATCTAAAAAAGCGCATACCTCATCGTATGCGCTCAATATCGCAATCCTTGGCATATCCATCATAACCATGCCTCCCGAATGTATACCTTGATCGTAGGGTCTGTCTTGGTCCATTCCGATACTCGGAACTTGATTTCTGACGTGCCTGGATCCACTTTAAAGTATTGTGTACCTAATATTTCATCCTGTTGCCGATTCATACCATTGACATAGAACTTCCCCTTATCGCCATCGATCGTGATCACATCACCACTATTGAATCGATTCGGGATATCCTTCCACTTGTCGACATGCATCTTTTGATATGTGAACCGGTTCAATCCCAAATAATACAGGAACTTGTTACCTGTCCGGTTCTTCCAGGCTTTTATGCTCACCTGTACTTTTGCACACTTCATTTTCTCGATTTCCGGGATATGGTACTTGTAGTATTTGCCCCAGTAGAAGAAGGTCACATCGGCACCTTCCTTGCGGATATCACAGTGCCCCCAGTCCCAGTACCATGGATTCTGTGAATGCAGGTGATTTGTTTGAAATGACCATGTGCGAAGCACCTTGCCACCAAGCTTAGGATTGGGGGATGTCCCATTTACGATCAGCTCATAATATCCTTTGTTACCTGATGTGTCTGTCTTGTACCAGTTGACGCCACAAATAAGCTTGTTATCGGCCGTCAAAAAGCCAAGGTCCATCTCTCCTGTCTGTCCCATCCTTGATGCATACATCAGTATATGGAAGTACGAGTAGAAATTGACAGCACCATCTGAATCGCCGTTGGAATCGGCCGGGAACGTGAACGTTCTTAGCCCGCCATTGGCATCACCGACGATGGTTCCCTCTGAGCCGAATCCAAGGAATTGGTTATTGAACCACGTCTTTTTGGCCAGTGTTCCTTTTGCTCCGTATTTCGGATGGATAGCGATGGTTCCTGTGGTATCATCCGCACAGTTCAATAGGTCTGTAATTGTTCCAAGCGTTTCATTTTGTTGCACGGTTTCCCCATCGGCCTCATCGATCTTGCCAAACTGCATGATGCCGTTATTCGACACGATACCGATATATCCGGTATCTGAATTGGTCTTGATCTCATAATCAACTGTGGCCGGTCTGCTTCCGCTGTTCTCTATGGTTGCTACAAGCTCGCCGTCACTGTTCTTGCTTGCTGTCACTTCCTTGAGGGTCGTTGAATACTTGAGCGGGTCGGTACAGTATATCTCGATTTCACCGATAACAAAGTTGGTTCCTTTTTCGTTTTCCGTGATTCCCTTTTTTGTGCCGATGAAATACTTATCAGTTTCGTCATTGAAAATGATCTTGACCTGTTCGCCATTAAGCAATCGGTTCATCTTGTTGTAGGCATCACGAAAAGCCTGGTCACTGGATGCGAGAAGCTGATAAGTGACCGTGATGGTCCTTGGCGGGTATCTTCGGGCTATGTAATTGGATCCATCAATCGTATCGATGGATTGCTCCTTGATTTCCGCGCCATAGAGCTCTCTTCCAGTAACATGCAAAGTCCTGTATCCTTCGATTTCGTTCTCAAGATAGACGCCATCATAAGACATAGCCTCGGACGGCAGGATACTGCCATCCGGGATACGTATAGAAGTGTCGTGATATGAGTATAAGCTCATTATCTATCACCTCCCAATTTGCTCTTGAATTTCTTCGCTCGGTCAAGTTCTTTCTCGTTATATTTGACCGTGGCACGGGCAAATCTCTTGCCGTCCAAATAAAGTGGAGTGTTGATCGTGTATTCCGAGCTGTTTCTATAGTCGTAATTATCATTCAGCTCCGCATTGAAGCTTCCTAAATTGGCATCCGCCTGTGCAAATGCAAGGCTTGGAAGATATACAAGGTCTTCCGATGCATGTCGTACATTGGTGACCATGCGTTTGATACCGTTGATATATCCCTGTCCGTACCAGATACCATACTGGCGTGTCAATCGTGACGGAGAACCTAATTTTGCTTTTGCCGCGATTGCCTCATTGGCGGCATTGGCCAGTCTTGCAGCGGCCGCTTCTACTGATCCAGCCGAAGCATTAAGACCATTTGCCAGGCCTTGACCGATCATCAATCCGGCACTGTATGCACGACCGGCTCCGGACGACATGGCACTGTATATGCTCGACATCATGCTCGTTACGATGGATACTGCTCTGCTTCCGCCACTGGATAAGGCCGATGCAAAGCGACTCATCGCATTGGAAGCAATACTTGGAAGCCTTGATAGGCCACTGCTTGCTGCACTGACGATTGAACTGCATGCAGACTGCATAGCCGACACACCAGCGCTTGCACCTGCGGCGATGGCCGACGCAAATCCTGCCATAGCACTCATGGCGATTGCTGAAAGCATCATCATGGATGCAATTGCGGCTGCTGCACCTGTGCTTATCATCATGAGAGAAGCGGATGCACTCATGGACGATGCGGCTATGCTTGTCATGCTTGCGGATGCTGTCATAGCAGATGTTCCAAGCATGGTCATGTAATTGGATGCGATCATAAGGTCCGTGCCGAATATCGACATGGTAGCACTTGCCATCATGATCATACCGTTGAGCATGGTCATGGATGCCGATGCCATAGCACTCATCGTGCCAAGCATGAGCATGGTCGTCGATGCCATCATGGCAGATGCCGTCAATGCCGTCATTCCGGTCGCAATCAGGATGGATGTTGTTCCAACCATCATTGCCGATGCCGTGAATTGCACCAATGCCGCATTGAGCATTTGAAATTGTCCTGGAATCGTTGATATAGATGAACCCATCGTACTGATAGATGTTGCGATAGTGGACATGGATGTCGCCGCCGCGCTTCCATTGGTGGAAAGCGTCTGTACGGCACTTCCAAGGTTTCTCATCGAATCGCCTACTGTGTCGATTTCTGCGGATTTCTTCGTGATCTTGCCGATTCCAAGTGCAACGGCAGCTAATGATGCCGTCATATCTCCAAGGTTAAGGTTTGTGATGTTCTTCAACCCATTGGCTAAATGCTCCGCCCCTTTTCCGGCATTCAAAGCACTCTTACCAAACGATTCGACAACTCCAGCCACACCGTCAAGGATACTCTTTACACCTTCGCCAAATCCTTTGAATACGTCCGATACACCATCCAATACAGATTTGACGTTATCTCCAAAGGCCGTGATGATATCGGCAACTCCGTCCAAAGCGGATTTAATTGCATCTCCAACGGATGAAATTACGTCTGCGATGCCTTGGAACGCGTCCTTAATGACCGTTCCAATGGATTCAACGACAGTTGCAATGCCTTGCAATGTTGACTGGATCGCATCGCCAATGGCCTGGATAATGGCCGGCAATGTCTGTGCCACAGCCACGATTCCGGCAACCACTGTATCAACGATTGGTGCCAATGCGCCTAATATCTGTGATAAGCCGTCTGCCTGTGTACCGACAAGTGCAAAAGCCGCGCCAACCATCAATGCAGCTGCACCAATGGCAAGCCATGTACTAGGAGGCACCATGGCCAATGCTTCGCCAAGTCCTCGGAATGCGGTAGCCAAACCAGTTCCAATACCTTGTGCCGCCGTACTGATTGCAGTGCCTAATGATTTGACGATATCAGAGACGGCCGTACCGATTGATTTAACAATGTCGGATATTGCCGTGCCTATGGACTTGATCACATCGCCAATTCCCTGAAATACGGCTTTGATGCGTTGCCCTGCCTGTTGGCATTGAGAACTTGCCGTATTGGCATTATCGCCAATCTTTTTGACATCTTCGGCAGTATCGGATGCCCCTTTGCCTTTTGTAAAGATGCTCTTTATCTTTCCGGCCAATGATTTGATTGGACCAACTGCATTTTGAGCAGTATCACCAATCTTCTTAATCTTTGTAGCAATCGAGCTAACACCCTTGATCGTAAGGAAAGCCACACCAAGGCCTGTAATAACATCGGCAAAGGCCTGTACCTGTCCAGGCGACATGTTGGCCACAAACTGTGCAATCTTATCAGCCAGTTCGGCCACCTTGTCAACTACCGTTCCGATAACAGATCCAAGTGTCGAGAAGATACCGCTAGCTCCGCCAAGTGAGCTTACCACATTGGAAATAGCTGGCCCAAGATCATCGAACAGGTTTCTCAATGAATCGACGGCGCCTGAATTGATGAATGAGCTCCAAAAGTCATCAAAGCTCTTTTTTGCGCCGGCAATGAATCCGTCAATCTTTGCCGTTAGTGCTCCAACATCGATACGATCCATTGCGGATATGATGCCCTGTACGGCATTGATTCCTATATCCTGTAATTTATCCCATACTGGCATAAATTTGGCCGTTACATCTTCATACAATCCATCCATGGCTTGACCGACAGATTTGAAGTTCTGCGCCATATTATTGAACGCATCAGAGTTTCCGACCTGTTCAACGGCATTGAAGAAATCTTCCGTCTTGATCTTGCCATCCTGGACTGCCTGTACCATATCCTGTGTAGACATGCCCATCTGTTTTGCGACTGCGGCAATACCTGATGGGGTCTGCTCAAGCATGAGCTTGAAATCCTGCCATGCTACGGTTGGACGTCCGGCCATCTGTGTGGCCTGTTGGCTCAGTGTCTTCATGGCCTGGCTTGGATTTTCTGCGGCAGCTGCTAGACCGCCAAAGCCTTTGACCAGTTGCGCCGTATTTTTTGTACCAACGGCGGCCAACTGTGCATAGGTGGATGCCATATCACTGGCATTGTATACAGTGGCCTGTGCATAATTTTCCAGGTCTTTCTGTACGGATTTTATCTGGTCACCGGATGCACCAAGAATCTGCATATTACCATTGAAAGACTTCCATGCAAGACTGGATGCGTTGAAAGATTGGCCAAGGTCCTGGATACCATTGGAAAGCGCCCCTACTGCACGGTTGCCGATGGCCATCAGTGCACCAAAACCGATGCCACTCTTGATCTTGGATGATAAGGTGTCCATCTTTGAGATAGCCTGGTCGGCTGTCTTCCCAAGTGACTGGTCACGGCCCTTAAGGATCAATTCCGGTACAGATTTGATAACAGAACCAACTCTTTTGACTGTATTTGATGCGCTGTTGACTTTAGGCGACATATTGTCTGTCGCTTCAAGCTGTGCCTTGAGTGCTTCACTCGTCCATCTCTGCGCCTCTTCTATCGTACCGATAGCGCCTTCTATTGTCGGCGTCATATCATCGGTCGCTTCCAGTTGTGCTTCGATACCGCCTGTTGCTTCTGATTTCGCTTTTTCAAGCGAACTTACGGCATCATCGACAGTTGGTGTCATATTGTCCGTGGCTTCCAGTTTTGCCGCCGTGATATCCGATGCGGCCTTGTCGGCCTGTTGGCATGCCTTGATAGCATCATCCACGACCGGGGTCATATTGTCCTGCGCTTTCAGTACGACAGTGGCAATCTGATGGACTGCCCTGTCTAATGACTTCAGGACATCCAATGCCTGTTCAAAGGTATTTGTAAAGTTAGAGTCTCTAGCAGAAAGGGAGGCGGTTACTGAATATTGTTCAGGCATATCAATTGCCCTCCTTTTTCTTTGCTTGCTGTGAAACGAAACGTCTGAGGTCTGCGAACTTATCGTTTTCTTCTGCTTTGTTTCCGTTCATTACACGATCCACTTCTCTTCTATAGTTGTAGAACTTGTCAAAGTTTCGATATACCGGTCTTCCGCTCTTTTTTCGAGCTCTGACCTCGAAATTTTTGAATGCCGATAAATGGATCTCATACATGCGGTCCACTGTCTTGAGATTGACTGCCTTCATGAGTATCCGATACTCTCTGAGGTTCAGTCTGTCTACATCATCGAATGACTTGTAGTCAAGATATCGGAAGCAGTTGAGCGCGATAGTTTCATACATTTCGTCAAAATCTATGCTTTCTCTTGTTCTGTCTGTTTCATGGCTTTCTGAAGCTGTTCGAACTTCTTTTTTGAGACATTCGCTTTCGATAAAAAATCGGATACCTGCTTGAATAAGCCGTCAATATCGTCGCAATCTTCGATATAGGCTTCCAATTCTTCTTTCTTGATTCGTGGAGAGAATCCGATATTCATTGCATAGAGCACATCGATAAGGTCTTCGATCTCTCCGCCAATGATCCCGCCAAGGGCATACGTCATGCCTAGTTCTACTTCACGGTCACCTGATTTGGTCTTTACCTTCTCATTCAGAGCACGCATAAATTTGATACTTGCCTTGAATGTGTACTCTTTGCCATTGATTTCAAGTTGCATAGTATTCATATGTATCTACCTCTTCTTTCGTTTTACGTCAAAAAAAGGACGTGATCTTCACGTCCCTATTGCTATTAGTTAGGCCGTTTCTTTTGTCGTGTCTTTATAGACATAGGAAGCGGCTTCTTTCTGTGCATCGGATACGGTTGCATATCCATCAGCACCGTTGCCTTGCACACCGAATGTAAGTTCTACTTCGGTTGCATCTTCGGCATTTGATGTTTCGGTAAATTCCGTAACATTTGCCTGATAGTATGTAGCTTTGTACTTGCCAACATTGGCTTCCGTGCCTTCTTCGGCCAGATTGACGCGCCATACTTCTACGATCTCGCCTGATAGCAAAGCTTGTTTGAGCTTATCAACAATCGTATCGCCTTTGGCAAGGATAGATTTTGCCGTGATTTCCAATTCCGGCGTACCTGGTGTACGGATAGGACCGTCTTTTGTCTGTGTCGTATCCGCATCACGCTTCATGGATAATTCGTTCTCTTCAGAAAAAGCAATATGTGTTGCGTCTTCTTTTGATTTTTCGCTCAGCAAACGATATAGATAGATGATCTGCGTACCTTTTACTTTTTCTACATCGTTCGCAAATAATTGCAATTTGATCATTATTGTTTTCCTCCTGTAATCTCAAATTCCAGATCAAGCACGCCATGCAATAGCGGTTGACTGGTCGTTGTGTCCGGTATCACCTGCTGATTGATGTGCCGGATGCTCCAATGATATGACTTGGTATCACGGATGCCACGAGCAATGTCCTTGATTTGTGCCATGATCATGGACTGTGTGCCTCTCTTTTTTGGGTCGTCATGCCATACATGCACCGTCTGGTAAACGTGTCCTGTGATCATAGACTTGTTTCCATAATCATCTACGGCCTGATTGTCGCCAAAATAAATAAAAGGATACGGTGTCCCATCTGGCGGCAGGAAGGCATCATACACTCCGACTTTCGTATCCTTGAAATTGGTTTTAAGTGCCATCAGCAATGCACTATATAGTTCCTGTTGCGCATCCATATCAGTCACCTACCAGTTTTTTCATATCGGATATGAACTTCTCTTTCTGCTCGTTGAAGGCCGGCTTTACGAATGGCTCGGCTTCCATGAATCGAGTCCCGTACTCCAGATATGGTGAGTAATGGGTAGTCGGCTGCGCTTCATAGCCAAGGCCACCATCGATAGAGTGGCCTGTGATTGATCTTGCGGTCGTTCCTGTGGCATATCCTTTGGTAAAAGCAGATTCTGCATGCCTTGTCATGCTGTTCTGCATCTCTACGCCGTTCTGTCTGACAACTGTTTTGACTGGTCCAAGGTCTTTGCATTTCTCAAGCTTATAGATCAGCTTGTTAAGACCGGATATCTCTACTGCTCCCATCATTGCACCTCAGAAACGATAAAACTCTGTTTCAATCTAAGCCGTCTTGTGTAATCAACACGATATTTCTTCCCGTTGATGATTAACTGGTCAAACGGCACATTGATATGGTTCTGGATATGGACCGTCAGGCTTCCTTGCTTGATGCCACCATACACAAGGTTCATGGTCTGTGTATTGGTGTCCATCACAGAGCCATATACCTTGGTATCAACATATGTATCATCGGCATAGTCACCTGTATCCGCATCATATGCACCAGTCACGAGCCGTCTGAATAGGATTGGTGTGTCGTATCTCATAGGAACCGTATCCTCCCGATATCCTGGTCGGACTGTGCGTCGCGCCATGTCTGGATATCGTCGGCATAGGAATCAAAGTCATTGTCCTTGAATGTCAATGCTTCGCCTTCTACCGTGTGGCCGCTCAATCCTTCAGAACCGATGCGGTTGAACCGTGCAATCGAGACTTCGGTAACGATATATTCCAACTCGCTTGGCACTTCTGTTTTGCCAATCAGAGTTTTAAGGCGGTTCTCGGTCAAGGTGATGATTACTTTCAATTTGTTGTCTTCATCCTCGATCCCGAGCAGCGCCTTGACATCATCGATCACCGCCATACGCTACTAGGCTCCCGTTCCTGATGCAGTGGCGGCCTTGATGGTTACCTTGAACACACCATCGACATATTCTGGGAAGAACATAACACCACTCATCAATAATGATTCAACGGTAGCATTACGAGTAATAACACTGTGAGTCATACCAATCAAACCAGTAGTGTCAAATGTCAATCCGAAATTAGATGCTACATCTCCACCACTAGGGATATAAGCACCATTCAAGTTCTCTTTTGCGGTTGCATAAGCTGTACCTTTAGCCAAGTTTGGAGATACAACAACCGTACCTAATCCTAAGAAGTTTTCGATATAAGTCAAACCGAAAGCTGTTTGTGTAGTTAATTGAGCACTGCCCAAGTAATCAGCAACATCTAACGATGATACAAAATAAATTGGGCTTACCGTTTTTTTCTTGTAATAAACAGACATAGCACCCCATGCGTTAGCTAATGCAGCTTGTAATCCAACACCTGTAGCTGTTCCTGTACCAGTAGCCAAGTTTGTATAGAAATCATCTAATACTTGATATTCTAATTCAGATACCATCTTGGCATCTGTATCATTCAATGCTTTTTGAGAACCAATCTTTTGAATGGCTTCTGCAGATGTAGCTTTACGGAATTTCAATAATCCTAGTTCCTTTGTCCAAGCCAACTTACGAGTGATCTTCGTTAATCCGATATCTTCACCTTCGCCGACTTGTGCTGGTGAATTTGCTTTTGCTAATTTATAAGCTTTGATAAGCGTTCCACTAGCCATTGGTGTCAATTCATTAACACTCAAGATTTGACGTAATTCGTCAATGTTTTCTGCAATTCGAGATGTAAAATCAACTGAAATAGCTGGCTCTAAATCCGTTGTGATTGTTAAATTGTCTTCCGCTGCGAACAATTGCAAATCAATTAATTGTTTCATGTGTTCCTCCTATTTGAATAGATTCATGTTTTCCCGGATCAGACGCTGACGTTCGATTGGATCACTGATCTTCATGATGTCTTCCTTGGTAACGCCTCCGTTCGACCCTGTTCCACGCTTGAAAGAGTTGCCTTTCAAAGCTTCTTTGACTGCCTTTTCGACTTCGCCTTTGAACAGTTCGATAAAGGATTCGACGGCCTCTTTTGTGGTATCGGCATCCGATGTGATGATGCTTGCTAAGATCTCGTCGCTCACATTTACATTGGCCTCCGCGCACATCTTTCGTGCTTCTTTGCCCATGTCTGCACGTGCTTTTTCAGTGAGCAATTCATCAAGTTGCTTTTGCAATTTATCGCGTTCATGCTCTGCTTTTTGTTGAGCATTCATCTTTGCAAGCTTCTTGGCTTCTTCTTCGCTCTCTTTTGCCTGTTTATCCCACTTTGCTTTTTTCTCCTGGATGATGCGGTCTAGGTCCTCGTCCGTGTACTTTGGCTGAGGCTTGTTATCTTCGTTCGGTTCGGTTACCGCAGTACCTGATGCTCCAGTGTTAGGCTCGATGTTATTTCCGTTTGGTTCAGAGTTGCCGTTAGGTTCTGCGAAAATCTGCAAGTCAAATAGATTTGTTTTCATATGTATTTCCTCCATAGTTTAAAGTTACAATGCTTAACTTCCATAGCTTTTTACGTCGCTCCATGCCTGGACCCATGGCTTTTATTGTCTTCAATGCTCGGACATATAAAAAGCACAACCTAATCGCTTAGATCGTGCTTTATAAATTTTGGTAGCTTCCGCTTCGGTGGGTCTTTCATATATACTGTCTCCTTTTCCGTTTTTCCACAAAAAATGCAAGTACGTGTTCTTCTTTCCGCCTTGCATTGTAAATTATGATCGTAATAAGATTTCTCAATCGATTCTGTATAGATGTGTCTGCACATACCGTGCCTCCTAGGTCAACTCATCATCCACACTCACATAATCTGGATATGCAGTAGCTATTTCTTCGCATCCTGCGATAAATGCCATGATTGCGCCAAACCCTTCTTGTGTAACATTATCGATAAGTACATGCTCGAAGCCATCATTGCTTCGGATATGCTTCATTTCTCCATATGATCTAGTTTGGATAGTCTGCACCATTGTCTGATACAGTGTAGACACTGCCGCACATACGATATCGCTTCCCTTCGGTGCATATCCGGCATGGCCTTCGATTTGAATATCAAACCATTCATCATATTTAATCGTGATATGTATCATGTTCAATTCCTTTCTTCCATTCTTCAAAATTCAAACCATGATCCTTGTATGAATCCAACCATTCATCATATCCATTAAAGTCAATATATGGCCCTGTGGAACAATGGCAATTCGGATGCATTGGTGGCGCATTTTCTCCAACCACCATCTTGGATAACTTGAAATGCTTTCCATCCAGTGCTCTGCATACATCGCATACATCACCTAGACCGCAAGCTATATATTCGTATTCGTCAATGTCTTCGGCCTTATACGATTCTTTTTGTGCCTCTATCTGCACTCTTGCAAGTTCTGTTCTAAGCAGACGCTCTGCCTGGTATCTTGATACGTCGAATCGCTTTCGTATATTCGGAATGAATTCTCTCGGATTTCGTCCGGCAATCAATGCATTGGATAAGATGTTGGTCAACTCGTTTCTAAGAACGTCCTGATGTTGCCAGATTCTATCTGAAAAGGTCGCATTGTGAAAGCTTGAATTGACAATCACATCGGCTTTATGGTCCGCCACATCCATGACCGTTGGTCCAAGTATTGCAGCGTTCTTTCTGAGCGTATCCTTGACTCTTTCAGTCAACTTTTCGCCGGTATACGTGACCAGTTCATCGTGTCCGGCCGTAAGTTCAAGCCCAATCTTGGCTTTCAAAAGCTCCAATCGATTAACACGCATCGTCATGTTATATAGACGCATCTCTTTGTTTGCCTGGTCTGAGAAGTCCTTTTCTTTGACATACTTCTCTGCCTTGCGCATATACGCCTCGATATCTATCTTTTCGGCTCGCTTTTTTGCCTCGGCCATCGAGATACCTTCTTTGGATGCGTACTTTTTGAAATTGTCGTTTATTTCCTTCTCAATTTCATCGAGCATGTAGTCATAGATAGCCTGGACGTCTTTTGCGTACTTGGCTTCCTCTTTCAGATACTGCTCAAGCCATTCACGCTCACGGTCACGCCAGTAATCACTTGTTCGGCTCATTATCCTCTCCTTGAGCTTGCGTATCCGGATAGTTTGGATTTTCTCCGAAGTAACTGTTGACTATGGACTGCGCCATCACTTCCGACTGCTCTTCTTTCAGACGCTCGATTTCTTCCGTCGGATTATCCACGATAGAGAGCACGGACAACTGTGTTTCCTGTGATACGATGCCGGACAATCCCTGCGCAATCTGCATTTCTTCCAGCAGATTCTTAGGTAAATTCCTTGTGTACTTGTATCGGAGATTGATCCAGTCATCACTTCCCATAGAGTTGACCGGATTTGAGAAGACGACCTTGTAACGTCGATTCAGTCCAGATGTGAACTTGCGTTCTTTTGTTTTGGCAAGGTTGGACATGGACTGCAGCTTGTATGCCATTGCAATACCGGACGAATTACCGAAGTTCTCGTCGTTGATATTGGCAATCATGGACACCTGGTATATCAACCGTTCCATACGGTTCAACAAATTCTCTTCCAGTCCGTCGGCACTCGGCTTTTCCAGGAATCGGACTTCGACCGGATTTTCCGACATGTCGCCATCGAAAGAAATCATTCTTGAATCTCTCATGTTCTTAAGCATGCCATCATCGACATGAGCGCCAAGGATAGCCAAATAAGAATCTGCAAACGCGTCCACATCGTTGAGTTTTTCAGACAGTGCCTTGTTGTAACCAACAATCAACGAATAGACGGATTCGAATACCGCAATTCTTGATTCATTTTCAAGGAATTCGGTTGCCGGAATATCGTCGAAGTTATGCGGATGAAATTCATCCCTCAGATAATGCAGGCCATGGTCATCAGTGAACGGCCACGATTCGGATTCGGTAAGAACCTGTCCATGCATGACCTTCTCTGAATCGTAGTAGTACGTCACAAAGTATCTTGGTTTCTGTGTGTATGTATTGTCGTAGACCATGAATCCTTCTGTTGGGTCAAGGTAAACGATGCTCACATTGCCTGCTTCATCGTTCGAATATAATTCATAGCCCTTGCCGTAAATCGAGCAGATACGCGCTAATTCGGCGTTATGGTCCTCGATGTCGTTGTAACCATCAAGCATCGTCAAGTAGTCTTCTACCTGGCTGTCATCGGTCTGCACCTTGATTGGAATACCAATAAAATAGCCGTTAAACGTATCAACAAGGTACTTTGCAAAGTTTACAGTCAACCGGTTGTCCGGTTTCCATGATTCCTTGTCGCTCCAATACAGATTCGGATACTGATTCATGTACGCTTTTTTAAGCTTGTCATATCTTCCTGTGATCAATGCTTTATGTTTGTTGATAAGCTCACCTAATTTGGTGATATCCAGTTCTTCATCATCCGCGATGCATATCAGTTCATCCGGTCTGATTTCTTCTTTGACATTTTGCTGTGCCATTACAAGCCACCTCCAAGTCTGTTGTATTTGAGCGGTGGCTTTCGCATCGTCTCAATCGAGTACCGAAGTGCTGCCATCGCATCATCAAAAAAAGGAACTGGCTCATCCAGATACGTGTTTGTCTTCGCGTCTTTCTGCCACTTCCATTGTTGAATTTCTTTATAAACGTTTACACAATCCGGATGGATGTGTATCTTGTGCTGTTTCAGATAATCAATCTGAGCGTGTACACTGTTGCGCTCTTTATTGACGCCTCTTGCTTTATATCCGGCCTTCTTCCACATCTTGATGCGGTCCGGTTCTGCCGAGTCACACCACATGCGGATATCTTTGCGGAACCCTTTTGAATTGGCTTCCGATATCAATTCATCCGTATCCTTTTCAAACTCATACATCTCACGACATACATAGATTTCATCGTCCTTGAAGCCGACCTCAAGAAGACAGTCCGCATGGTTGAAACCAAAGTCCTGTGCATTGACCATGTAGTCGAATCGTTCCGGGGATATGTTGAAGTCCTCAACAACGTAATTATGAAGAATCAATCCTCCTGTTTCGCCCCATTCACCAAGCCCATAGATGAGATATCCCTCCGGATCAACTTCCTTACGTCGCTCCATGCGTCGGTAATAGCCTTCGTCAATGAATCGATTCTCTCGATACGTCGAGCTGTGTGTGAACACATCCGGGTCCTTGCGGTCAAAGAACTGTGCCTTGATCCAGTGCGATGCGCTCACCGGGTTGAACGTCATGCGTATCTGATAGAACTGCCCAGGTGGAAGCTCACCACGCAATCGGTCATCGATTATTTCAAAGTCTGATTGCATCAATTCTGTTGCTTCTTCGATCCATACATCTGTGAGCTTGCCTCGTTTAAATGTAATAGACTTCAACTTTTCACGCTGTTTGTCGTCATTAACACCGCGGAATATGATCTGATTGTGATTGGCTCTGCATTCAAGAAGCATGTTGCTTGAGTTGATGTACCAATAAAGCTTCCACTTCTCGCCGAACATGCGAAAAATAGCACCCTGTAACTCGGCAAAGGTGCTATCTCGATTTGTCACATCTGATTTTCGGACGCATAGCAAATTACGTCCTGGATCTGTCATCAATCGTAATATATAGTGCTGTGCCGTATCTACACTCTTGCCCGATCCGGCACTACCCTTCATGACGACGTACCGACATTTGGACTGGTCAGGTGCCTTAAAGCACTTATTCGCTTGGATCCTTATCTTCATAATCAACCTCTATGTGCAGATCCATATCAATATTGGAATCCACCTTATCCGTGAACATGGCAAACGACTTGCCCATCAACTCAGATGCTCTGATCCGATCCTTCATGGATACATTGATTTCTGTTTCGACCTGATGCCCTTCATTGTCATATCGCAATACGGTATCTTTTTCTTCGCCTCGCATAACTCTTGTCCAGAACTCGCGGATCTCTTTCGCATCGGCTGTCTTCTCCTCGTCAATCTGTTTGAGTTTTTCTTCAATGGCCTGTTTGATTTCAGGTTTTTCCAGGTTTTCGGGGCCAATGGAATGCGCACTTTTTTTAGAGTATCCGGCACGAATTGCAGCCTGTGTAGCGTTTAGATCAATCAGATATTCCTGGACGAATCGCTTTTGCTTTGCCGTCAGCTTCATGCCATCACTCCTTTCTTATCATCCTCAAAGGGAAGTAGTTTTGTACCTTGTTTTGTCTATTGCTTATTTTCTCTTTTTTTTGTATCCGCCAACGCGGTAACCCGTATGATCATCTTTCCATAAATCAATCCAAAAACTTGAATCATTATTATTCAGGACTTTTTTAATATATGGAGAAAGTGCTTCAAATCTTTCCCTTTGATATTTTTCTTTTGGCACATTATTTTTGATAGCGTTCGCTACCTTAATCAATTTTTTGTCCGATCTTACTTGTTTTGCTAAACTTGCGTCTTCACGCCCTGCTTTATTCAGCATTTTAACAATGTCATTCGGAAGAGATGTTTTAGAATATTCGTAATTATAAAAAGTGTATATATATTCTTTCCTGATATCTTTAGCCCATTTGACTTGCTTTTCAGAACCTTTCATATCAATTTCGTCATTGGATATGATTTTTACTCCACCACCGCCTCCGCCTGATGCTTTGGCGTATGATGCTCCTCTACCGCCCATACTTTCTCACCCTTTCTAACTGATGGTTTCCGTACCATATCACTTCTGTTGTATCTGCTTCAATTTCAATCTTCTGCCCATATGCCAGTATCTTTGATGGATGGATACGCTCGATCATTGCCTTCATGCCGTCGATCCATGTGTTCCTTGCCGAATCATCACGTATACAACCGGTAGTTGATACCGCCACGATCGAGCCCTTTTCGATACCATCAAAGCAGAAATCATATGTTCCAGGCTCTGCCCATGATACTGTCGGTATCACCTTGATACCTTGCTTTTGGAAGAACTGGCCAATCATACGGCTTCTGTATGTGTTCCACACTTTCATTGCCATGGGCATATCCATGTACAGTGAAAAATCAGGGGTAAACACACATTGGAATCTTTTCAATGGATTGATATACCGTTTTGGATGATTCCATAGGCGCTCAAACTGATAATCATCAACGAACATATGCACTCCACAATTGTAGCATCTACTAGAAAGAACCTCATTGAATCCGATAAGCTTATCCGGAACAACTTCACATCGACGTATGATCGGCATCTGATATTTGCCATCAACTGTATTTGGGTCATATATATCAAGATTGTATTTTTTATATGTCAATTCTTTTCCAGCCATATGATTCCAACTTTCAAATCATCATTCCATCTAGATGGTACTCTTTAAACTTCTTCCATTCCTCAATTCGCTTTTTTTCACTTTCGATACCGGCTTGCATCGAATCCAAGATGCTTATGATCATCTTTTGGATACGCCTATCATCATGTACCGCAAATTTCAAATGTTTAAAAATGCTTGGATTGATATTCAAACCCGTTTGATATCTTCTCAAAAAGTCAGGAATGACCATATCTAGAATGTAATACAGATATTTAGGTTCTACCTTATCCGTCTGAATAACACCGTATTTCGAATCCACAAGTCCATCATGATCCATATACACAAGCTGTCCTTTCGTTGCGCTTACCTGGATCAATATACTTCCGGACGGATATGTCTTTTTCTTTTTGCTTCTCTCAAAGGTTGCTATATCAAGCAGTTCCACTTCATGCTGATTCATAAGAAGTGCTTGATTCTTATCGATAAAATCATTGACCGACTGCGACATCATTGACAATGTATGCTGTTGTTTCTCACGAAGATGTTTAACCAGTTTGTCACGATTCTGTTCATAATCACCTGGTCCGTCAAGCGTTTGAAGCATATCAATCAGGCTCTTTTCTGTATTGGATATATCATCTTCAATCGCTATAATGTCGTTGATATTTTTCTGAATATCAATTGGTTTCTTAGGCTCGGATGTATCCACAT